TATCCAGAACCCTCTTTTCCACATATTTCAATTTTACTATTATTCCCTTCCTAAACTCTTCTATTAACTTCCCGTTACATTCAATAGGCCCAATAAAACAGTGCCTATTTGAAGAACTGTCACATACACAATATGTATCACACCCAAACATATTGCTTAAAATATCCTCGTTCATAATTTCTCTATTATTTTGATAATGGTACTCTTTATTATATTTCTTCTTCATATTATTTATCTTCTCCTATCAATTGTTTATAATATTCACTATGCTCTATTGCCCAAACATCTGGGGACAAATATTCTTGCAACTCCAATTTGCGTATTGGGGCAAGACAATCCAGATGTTCAGCATCCATTTCTTGCTTATCTTCATCTACCCACATTAAAGTGCTGTTACTGCTACATTCCGGGCATTTGTCAGCTCCACATGGAAGAAGCATTTGTACTCCACATAAAGCACATCTTACCCAGTCTCCATGCTGCCCCCCTTCGTATGTTCTTGTTTTCATATTTATTGTTTATTGTTTATCATTTATAACATTTACTTCTTTACTCCACAAACGTATCTTATATATCGGAGTGATAACAATCAGAATACCACTACCTCCACCCCAATACTGAAGTGTTTTGGACTCAATTTTATGATGCAATTCTTGTATTCCTCCTTTGTTTCTGTCATAAGGAGAAAAATCAGATAACTTTACCGTTTTCATTTTTCTGGATTTTCAGCAGTTTCTAAAAGACATTCATTGCCCTCAAAAGGAATGCAACAGTCCCATAATGTTCCATTGGAACATTCATACTTATAAGACAATCCATCAGAATAGTCCACAATTTCCCTTGCAAACAAGCTGATATGCCATTCTTTATCGTCCTCGTCTCTTACCAGCACTTTGTCAAACGGCTTAAACTCATATTTCGGCTTTTCTTCAATCCCGAAGAAGCGTTTTAGATATATTTTAGCCTTTGGCTCCTTGCTTGCCTTTAATGCGTCAACCAACTTTTGTCTTTCGGACTCAGTGGCAAATCTGTATTTTTCTATGTGATTCCCCCAAGCACATAGACCATCTTCCATATCAAGATCACCGTCTATATCTAAAGAGGCATACAAAGATGTTAGATATTCTCCATGTGTATTTAAGATAAAGATACAATTACCATCTTCACTACTTAACACATCCCCATCCTTAAATGTCATATATTTCGGAACCATAAGTTCAAGTCTGTAATTTTTAGAGCCACATCCATTAGAAGAGAACCAATCCGATATTATACCGTGATCAGTATGAACCACTCCCAGAATTGGATACACTCCCCCTTCTTTATAATACACAAACTCTACTCTAAAATTTCTGCCGGATGTCACTATTGTTCCATTATATTCACCATTGTTGATTCTCTTCGCCAATTCCAAGTCAAATGGTATTGTTGTCATATTCTGTTCCATGATCTTATTTGTATTTATTTGGTTTTTATCCTTCTTTTTATAAGGATGAGCACTTACGCCCATCCCAGTTGTTTCGCAATACTTTCCATCTCACTATATGCAATCCGGTGGCATCCGGCAGTCAGCATATCGTTTTCATAACGATTGAACGCCCATCTGTAACCGGTTACATCCAATGCCAAATCGTGCTGGAACTGACCGCCATTATGGAAGACCTTAATCAATCTCCAAAGTCTTTCAGCTTCAGTTAGTTCTACTTTGATACCCTTACTGGTTTCGATTTTTCCATTCTTAATACGCAACCATACGTTCGGCTGATCATTCTCAAACCAACAATAATAACTCAACTGGGAAATCTCGCCAGACTTCCACATTTGTATCCGTTCTTCCAATGCTTTGTTACGGGCCTCTTCCTCTTTCCTTGCCTTTTCAAGGGCTATCGCCTCTCTCTTTTCATAACCTTCTGCCCATCTTTGGCATCTGATCGTATATTTAGCCCATGTTCCTTCACCACAAACTTCATCCACAACCACATTAACGGTTCCAAGGACTTCCAGTGCTTGATGATTCAACAAGATCTGGAAAACACGTTTCAATTCACGGACATGTTCACGTTTAATTTTATCTGATTTCCGTGATAATTCATGGTTAGTTCCAAGCCATTCGTTTGCGCTCTTTTTAAGAAGACGCTGGGGAGTCCCCATATCGAAGAACTCAATATAACCCATCAGATTTTTAAAAGCTCCCCAAACATTCTGATAAGGTAATTCAGTTCTGGCTCGCTTGTGTTTTTCAATAGCATCTTTAATGGATTCCAACCTACTGGTAACAAAGGCCATGTTACCGGTATTTGACATATTATATCCAACAGAGAACACCTTTGAGCCAGTTGGTATTGCGTCACGAACACAACATTGATGTTTGCTTGTGGATATGTCATTAATCAAATACGCCTTTTCTCCACGCTTGTTTCGCACGATTCTTCCAACCTCAAAATGACTTCCATAGGAGTAAATACTTTCACCTTCAAAATAGAAGTTACTACCATTTGCAAATTCTTTCATTTCGTTTGCCCACAAGTGAGCGACCATAGAGTTGTTCATATAAGTAAGTTTTTAGTTATTTAATCGAATAGTATTAATGAAGACTTAGGGGGTGAATATTTATCCATAATTCATGTCACCTCCTGATAAAAAGAAAGCCGACAGAAACAATTTTCTATCAGCCAAACCAATTAATTTGTAAGATTTTATTACCGCTTGTTACTAAGGGTTGTACGGTTTTCTTTGTTCATATTTTTCAATGCGTTCGGTTATCATATCGCAGAAGACTTGCCCTTCTTTTTCGGAACCTCTGAAGTAACCAATCATCTTCAGGATATTCCCGTTAAACTCATGGACAAACTTGTTGTAATAATGTTCCCCCATAACTTTCCCGTATTTTTCCATGAACAAATCCTTGTCCAGTGATTCATCCTTAAAGCAGCGGTTGTAATCCCATCTTACGATACGAAACAATGTTTCAAAATTCAATCTTTCCATATCCTATGTTTTATTTAAGTTCAAACCTAATGTCTTCCGGCAACTGAGAGCGGTCTACCTTATTCACAAAATCATCAAACTCTTCCTGTGTGATTTTTTCTCCATAACCGTTCCAGTTGAAAGACAAAGTGTTCGTGTGAGAATAATATATAACATTATCGGTAGACAACCCATAATCAAACACACAGAGCATTATCTTCTTTTCTGCTTCTGCTTGTCTGATTTTCTTATCGTATCGCTCACAAATTTCAGCACGCTTTTTCAACATCTTTGCCTTATGAACCTCTTCCCTACGTTTTTCGATATTTTCTGCGGAATAATACCCGGCTTTAATGCGCTCTTCAACAAGCAAACGTTCCTCGTCCGTTAATATCAAAGTAAACCTTTCCTTTTCCGGTGTATACGGATTTACCCATTTCTTGCCACACAGGTCTTCAAGTTCAACAAGAAGCTCGTCTGATTCACGTTTCCATCTATCCACAATCCCCAGATTGAAAAGCAGATACTTGAAATACATCTTATCCTCAGAGGCTTTATATAATTCTACGCATTCTTGTTCTGATATACGCAAATACTCCATTGCCACAGACATACCACTTCTTCTAACGTGATATATGCCATTTTCCACCGGATACATAGGAGCACCATAATGGTTACAAAGATGCAACGATATGAATTTCGCCAATTCCGGAAAATGTTTTGCAACTTCATCGTGGCAGCAGCCTCCCATATACTCCCCATACGTTCCATATTGATTTTTCTGTCTAATATCGGCCGTTACGCTCCAGTCACACATATTGTTATGACAATCATCATCTAAAGATATTGGACACTGTCCAGAATTTTGTGTAAATGAAAACAGGATTCAGTTGTAAGTTTGTTCTTATATCTGGATTCTGTTTTCAAACATAAGCATAAATTGATTCATAATCAAGCCCCAGTTTGAAATAGGCATTGTCCATTTCTTTTCAATCTCCATAAGCGAAAGATATACGGTCTTTTTTACAGCATCGTCCGAAGGAAATGAAAGTTTTGATTTCGTGTACTTTCTGATTTTTCCATTCAGGTTCTCAATGAGATTGGTTGTGTAGATTATTTTTCTGATTTCCAGCGGGAATTGGAAGAAAACAGTCAAATCATCCCAGTTGTTTCTCCATGAAAGTATAGCATAAGGATACTTTCCTCCCCATTTCTTTTCCAGATTGTCAAGTTCTGTGGCTGCAACCTCTTTGTTGGGTGCATTATAGATATTCTTCATATCCGCTGTAAACTCTTTCTTATCCTTATAAACGACATATTTACAGGAATTTCTGATCTGATGTACCACACAGACTTGAGTGGATGACTGAGGGAATACACTGCGGATAGTATCCGTAAATCCATTCAGATTGTCGGTACAGGTAATCAGTATATCCTGCACTCCACGGGCTTTTAAGTCGGTCAGGACGCCCATCCAGAAAGAAGAGCTTTCCGATTTGCCAACCCACATGCCAAGAACTTCCTTCAGGCCGTTCTGTTTCAGTCCGACGCAAAGGTAAACGGTCTTGTTTATGATCTTGCCGTTATCCCGTACCTTGAAGACAATACCGTCCATCCAGACTATCAGGTAAACAGGATCAAGGGGACGGTTCTGCCACTCCTGGGCAGCCTGATTGACTTTGTTGGTAATGATGGAAATGGCCGATGTAGAGAGCTCTATTTCATAAATCTCACGCATCTCTTCCTCTATGTCAGAAACGCTCATTCCTTTGGCGTATAGGGAGATAACGAGCTTTTCTATAGAAAGTCCACGACTTTCATGTTTGGGCACTGCTATCGGCTCAAACTGGCCGTTACGGTCACGTGGAATAGAAATGACAGACTCTCCATGTTCGGTCTGGATTTTCTTCGGATAACTGCCATTCCGGGAGTTGCCGGTATTGTTCCCTGTCACAGAATTCTTTTCATAGCCCAAATGGGCATCCATTTCGCCTTCAAGCATCTTCTCCAGCACCTGGGCATGCAACTGTTTCAGAAACTTGCTCACATCCGCTTCTGTCTTGAACTGGCTAAGGAACTCCTTGCTTAACACCTCATCGGGCACTACTTGATTCTTTTCTTTCATAATCTTCTTCATTTTGCAAATCTATAAAATAAAAAATACGAGACTCAAACTTGAATCCCGTATTTTCCATTTACACAAAATATTTTATAGTGCCTTTTTAATCTGTTTAGGTGATAAAAATTTTGTTTTTGCAGCTAAGCATATAGCATATCGCTCTTTATGATATATCATTTCACAAATAATCCAATCTGAACCATTTGGTACATCATCAACAACTTTATATATATCATCACCATCACATCTTAAAGTAGCAAGTCGATATTGAAAAATATCTTGATGTCCTGATACAGACCAAGGAATATTCGCCATATCTAATTGTTCATGAAAAACGTTTGCCCATTCTACCAATTTAGAATCCTTTTCATCCCCATCTGCAATTACCTGAATTTTATAATCATTAGATAGTGGAATTTTATACTTATTATAAAAAAGACCTTTGAAATGTTTTCTATGAATTTCGGCTAATATATCAAGGTTAAACTCCACACCCAATTCGCCAGCCAAAGGTGTTAGTCTTTTCCAAAAATCTTTTACTCTAGTAATGTTCCTTACAGCTTTAGCAGTCAATTCTAATTGTGCTTCATCATTATCATTTGTTATACCAATAAAATCTCTTAACTCTTGATCTATCTTGGCATATTCATGGTTACACTTATAACATCCAGAAACCGTTATCCGATTAACTTTATATTCTGGAGAATACCCAGCATACAATGCTTGCATTGGAATGTGTTCTACTGTTTCCTTATTATCATCAGTAAACTCACAACCACAATTATAACACCTCTTTAAAGATTTCATCT